TATAAAATATATACAAGTAACAGTTAAAAAGGATAGTTAAACTATCCTTTTCATTTACTCAATTCATTAACACGTTTTCTAATTTGTTGATACGTTGCATCATCACACCCAATATTTCTTTTTCTAGTTTCGTGACCATTTCCATACTTACCATTGATTACGTCTCTAGCAATTCTTTCAATATCCCATGTTTTAGAACTATTACCACTAGAATTACTAGAATAATCAAGCCATTTGCTAAAGCCATGTTTCTTCCAATTTCTAGCATTTAAATTCGTAATTTGAATACCATTTTCCCATTTAGGGCTACACTCACATACCTTACCATTACCAATATAAACTCCAATATGTCCATTCATCCAAACAAACTCTCCTTTAGAAATTTTAGAAAAATCACTACTTTGGTTATAACAATAATTAGACATGATGCTATTAGCGTTAACATCCGGATAAATATTACCATATTTTCCATTGTATGGATAACCCCACAAAGTACCTTTAATTAGTCCGCTGCAATCACACTCCAAATAATTCCCGTTTTTTCCTTTACGGTAACTATTCATAAACTTTCCAAGCTTATAAATAGTAGGTAATTTCTCATAAGTTAAAATTTTAGCTATAAAATCATTAACATTCATAATCATTCCTCCTTTTATGCTATAATTATATCACATAATAGACACTTTACAATAATTGTCTAATATGTTAGAATGTCTAAGAGGTGGTAATATATGGCACTAAATAAAGGACTCAAAAAATATATAGAAGATTTAAGAGAAAAACGAATAAAAGAACAAGATAAAAAAATAATGGGTTTAAGACGTTTGAAATACGATGAACAAACAAGAAACGAACTAATTGAAAATGCGCAATATCTATCACGTACAATAAATAGACGTTATAGAGAACTAGAAAAAGCTGGACTAGAAAACAAATCGTACGCGTATAAACGAACACAAAGTGAAATAGGATTTAATCGCTACACTACAAGTAAACGAAAACTTGATCAATTATCAAGTGAAGAGCTTTACGATCTAAATGTAGATTTATATTCTAAATACGCTTCATCTACAACAAGTGTAAGCTACGTTGAAGAAACCGTTCAAAAAGGACTACAAAAAGCTGTAGACACTTTACAAAGTCGATTAAAATATTCAGCACCAAACATCGCAAAAAGTCTTAATGTTGATGATTTTAGAACTTTTCTAACTCTAGGAGGTGGGGAATTCTTAAATGAATCAAAAGACAAGGGTTATGCTTCGACCAATTTGATTGAAGATTGGGAACATGCCCGTATTAGTGGTGTAAGTGACAAAGAGTTTATTCGTGAATGGAAACGTTTTACCCACGAATTTGATAAGGATAAATTTAGAAGAAATATTCAAGCGTTAAAAAAAAGAAAAAATAAGGATAAATAATTATGCAAGGGTGTTTAGTAAATTACAACAATAGTAAAGCTATTGTAAAAGCGTACAATCAAGAAGATTTTCCATATTTTAGAATTAAAAAATCAAATCCTTTAATTCAACCAACAAAAAGATATATAGAACATTTAATGACGTTTGACATTGAAACTTCAACAATCGAAAAAACTGATGGTTCTTTTGAGGGATTTATGTACCATTGGCAAGTATGTATAGATGGTTACGTATGCTTTGGAAGAAGATGGAACGAATTTCTAACCTTTTTGAGAAAAATGAATAGAGCGTTTAAAAATTTTGATGAAAATCATAAATTAGTATGTTATATACATAACTTTTCTTATGAATTTCAATTTCTTTATTCATGGATCAAACTTGAAAATGTGTTTGCTATTGATAAACGAAAACCATTAAAAGCAATATCGAAAGAGTTCAATATAGAATTTAGATGCTCTTATTTATTGTCAAATATGAATTTGAAAAAATTTATTGAGAATACACCAAACGCTCACTATTTTAAAGGTATTGGGGATTTAGACTATCATAAAATCTTCACTCCTCAAACCAATTTAACAATGAGCGAATTAGGTTACTGTTTTAACGATGTTATGGGATTATATGAAGCTGTTATTCATCTTTTAAAAGAAGATACACTAACAACAATTCCTTTAACCTCAACGGGTTATGTACGTAGAGAATGTCGAAATAATATGAGAAAAAACAAAAAGAATAGAAATCAGTTTCTTGAATTAAGATTAGATGATAAACTTTATCAATTATGCAAAGACAGTTTTAGAGGTGGTAATACTGCTTCAAATAGATATAAAACTAACTTTATCAACTACGATGTTTCGTCTTATGATATGTCAAGCGCTTACCCTTATGCTATGATAAGCGGTCTTTATCCAATAACACCGTTTCAAGAAGAAACAATAACTTCACTAGATATGTTAGATGATTATAATAATCGCTATTGCACGTTAGCATATTATTCTTTTGAAAATGTAAAATTAAAAAAAGGAGTTCCTTTTCCCTACATTCCTTATTCAAAATGTATAGAATTTATAGCACCTACCTCTAACACTGAATTTAAGGGAAAAGAATACTGTTATAATGGTCGTGTATTAGAAGCTGAGTTTATAAAAATAGCCATGACAAATTATGACTATCACATATTTATAAATCAATATGATTATGATGAGGAAAATGTACGTGTAGAAGATTTCTACTATTCACACAAAGGCTTTCTACCAAAAGAACTAACTGATACTGTAATAGAGTTTTTCACTTTGAAATCGCAATTAAAAGGTGTTGAAAGTAAAGAATACGAATATATGAAAAGCAAAAATAAATTAAATTCTTTATACGGTATGATTGTCACTGATATTATTAGACAAGAAAATTTATTTAACGAAAAATGGGAAAAAGGAGAAAACTCTACTTTAGACGAATATTACAGCAAAAGAAACAATTTTTTAACTTATCAATGGGGTTTATTCGTCACAGCAATATGTCGAACAAATCTACAAAAAGCTATTGATCAAATAGGTTTAGATTGTGTATACATTGATACGGATAGTGTTAAATACGTCGGTAATCATGATGAAGTTTTTGAACAAATCAATCAAGAAATGATTGCATGGTGTAGTGACAATGATATAATAAATAGTGTCAAAGTAGGTAATCAAAAATATTTTCTAGGATTGTATGATAGAGAAAAAGGCTATGATGAATTTGTTACGCTAGGTGCTAAAAAATATGCCTTTAAACAAAATAATAAAATAGGGATAACAGTAGCAGGGCTAAATAAAAAAAGTGGCGCTAAAGAACTAAAACAAAAAGGCGGTTTATCTAAATTTAAAATTGGAACTGAATTTATGGATAGTGGTAGAAAAACAGTCTACTATAATGACGATAAAAAACATTTTATTACAGTTCAAGGCTGTAAAATTGAAAATGCTAGTAATATAGCGTTAGTAGATGCTACGTACACTTTGGGAATGACTGATGTAATGCTATCTATTTTAAACGGCTTAGAAAGCGAGGAATAAACATGGAAGAAATTGTAAATTTATTTGTAAATAACGGGGTTGCCGTTGCGTGTTTAATTTACTTTATGTGGTATAACAATACAACTTTAAAGGAATTTAGCAATAAATTCGAGGAATTAAACAAAACTTTATTAAAAATGTTAGAAAATTCAAGAAAAGATATTGACGAATGAATTCTATAATGTTAGAATTAATTTAGTAAGAGAGGAAGCTAACTATGACTAGAGAATATAAAAAAGATTTACCAACTTTGACAATCAAAAATATAATGGAAGCTTTAGGATGTTGTAAAGCAACTGCTTATAATAAATTAAATCGAAAAAATTTTACTTTAGATGATTTTCTAAAAATTCATAAATATTATAAGTGGTGTACATTCAATGAAGTTATTATTATAATTGAAGAAGCGTATGAAAGAGCTGAAAAATAGGTTCTTTCTTAAACTAACCTATCTCAAAAATTTACAATTAAATAACACAACATTAAAAAAATAACAGTATTTGTATATGTATTAAAGTATTCGACGTCACACCACAAAAAATGAGATAGGCGGTCACAAGTCCGCATAAATAGCGAGTGGGAAAGAAAAATAAAAGAGGTAAGAAAAATGTCAAAACAATTAAAAATCAAAGTAGTAGAAACAAACACAGAACCATTAAAAGCAATGGCTATAGCTAAATCAAATTCATCTATTGCTTGTAAAAAGTTTGTAGACAATGTCTTTAAAATTAAAGACTATGTTTTTACAAAATCACAAATTACTACAGTCGAAACGGGAGAAGTAGAAGAAATGGATTGCATTAGTTTTCTAACTGATGCTGGGGAAATTTTAGGAACAAACTCTAAAACGATTATGAATAGTTTTAGAGAATTATTAGACTTATGCGATGATAATGATATTGATATCGCTACAGTTGACGTTATTATCACTAGTGGAACATCAAAAAGCGGTAACACTTTCTATTCATTAGAAGCAAAAATTTAAAATGAATAAAGAAAAAAGTCTTTATTTTAACGCATGGGAAATAGTCAAAAATACTGACTATTTCCTTTATTTGTTTATAGGTGGTCGAGGTATCGGCAAATCCTATTCAATTCAAAAAGGTTTAATAACTGATAATGATAGAAAGTTTATTTATTTACGAACTAGTGAAAATGAAATGGAAATGTCTTTGACTAGAGAGTCAAACACATTTAAAGCAATCAATAGAGATTGTGGAACTAATATAGAAATTACCAAAGAGAAAAAAGTTTATTTGATTGAAGAAGTTGAACAAAAAGATGATGAAAGAATAGTTAGACGCTCTTATGGAATTGCGGGTGCTTTATCAACATTCGCTAAATATCGTGGTACTGATTTTGATGATTATGACTATATTTTCTATGACGAGTTTATATCTAAATCTCCTATCAAAACAGCTATTGATAAAAAACAAGCAACATTGTTTTTTGATATGATTGAAACTGTAAACCGTAATAGAGAAGTTAACGGTAGAAAACCCGTAAAAATTATATTATGCGGTAATGCAAATATGCTTGACAACGCTATCTTGAGAGAATTAGAGCTTCCTAGTAAAATTATGGCTATGATACAAACGGGAACGGAAAAATTCATTGATGAAGAAAGAGGTCTCTATTTACATTTACCTATTGACGTACCAATATCAAGAGAGAAAAAGAAAACTGCTCTATATAGGCTTTTAGGAAGTGAAGCTGATTACACTAAAATGTCAACATCAAATATATTTGTCAATGATGATTTTAGCGATATTAAAAAATTTCAAAGAAATAAACTTTTACCACTTTTTTCATTTGAAAATCTATATTTTTACCAAGTTAAGGATAGTGGCATTATTTACGTTTCAAAAATGAAAAGTCAATGCCCTTGTTTTGATGATGAAAAACTATTTAAGCGTGAAAAGGCATGGGAGTTAAATTTATATATTGATAATAAAATGATAGCTTATCAAGACTATGACTTGAAACTAAAATTAAAAAACATCATACGTTGACAATAATTAAAATGTTATATATAATAATTAGTGGGAGGGTACATATCCAACGGCTGGAAAGCTGGTACTGATTGGGAAATCTTTTACTCCCACTTTTATTTATAAATAAAAGGCAAAGGAGGAAAAATTATGGATCAACAAGAAGAACAACAAGAACAACAAGAAGAACAAGAACAAGAACAACAAGAAGAACAAGAACAAGAACAAGAGCAAGAACAAGCGGACTATGTTTCACGTGAAACATATGACAAATTAGAACAAAAAAGTAAAGAACTAGAGAAGAAAGTTAAAAAATTAGAACAAACAATTTTACATGCAAATGTAGAACAAAAAGACGAAAACCCTTTTAAAGGGTTCTCAAGATATGAATAGGAGGAAATAAAATGGCAGTAAAACAAATTTATGATATTGTAAATTCAGTTAATTCACAAACAATGGGTGTTACTGATTTAACTGTAGTAGATGAACAAGGTTTAATCTCATTAGGTCAAACCGTTTTAACTACAAATGGTCTTGCTGATACTTGGCTAAATTCGTTAGCTCAAAGAATTGGTAAAACTATTATTTCATTTAGAGAATATAAATCAAAATATAGCGATATGGTGCTAGATTCAATGCAATGGGGTAATATTGTTCAAAAAATCAAAGTATCTATGCCGGAAGCTACGGAAGATGAAAGCTACGCTTTAGTTAATGGTCAATCCGTAGATATGTATAAAGTGGCTAACCCTAAAGTAACACAAAGCTTTTTCACAACTGAGACACCTTATCAATTTTATGTGACTATTAAAAGAGAACAGTTAGAAGAAGCTTTCACTAGTGAAAATGCTATGAATGGATTCATTGGAGCAATTTATGGAGAAGTTCAAAACGCTATCGAATTGTCTTTAGAAAGTTTGGCTAGAAACTGTATTAATAATTTTATTGCGGAATGTCACGGAACAAATAGAGTTATCAATTTACTAAAATTATATAATAATGAAACAGGACAAAAATTAACAGTTGACACTTGCAAACACGATAAAGAATTTTTAGCTTATTGTGTTTCGCGTATTAAATTAATTTCAAAATACATGGAAAATATGACTAGTGGTTTATATAATGATGGTACACAAACAAGACATACACCGAAATCAATGCAACATTTACGAATTTTAGAGGATTTCGAAAATCGTTTAGAAACAGTCGTTCAATATCAAGCTTTTAAAGATGGTTATGTTAAGCTAGAAAACTATCATACAACTAGCTACTGGCAAAGCATTAAAAAGCCAACTAGCATAGATATTACACGTGCGAGTGACGGAGAGGAAGTAAAATTCTTTGCTGATGAAGTACTAGCCGTTTTATATGATCGTGATGCTTTAGGTTTATATAAAAAAGATAGTTGGAATTCAACAACACCATTCAATAGCGCTGGAGGTTATTATAACACTTATTACCATCATAAAGAATTGTATTTTAATGATTTAAGCGAAAATTTTGTTGTTTTTATTATTTCTAACCTATAGAAAAGGATAGGTTATATATGGAAATTACTTTATACAATTTTACAAAAAGAAGAAATTCTACTAAAAGACCCTCAAAAGGAGAAACTATCAATGTTAATTTAAAAGAGGGGTGTAGTCATTACAACCCCTCTTTTATTTTAAATACAAACCCTACAAATTATTCGTATCTATCTTGGGGTACTTGGTTTTATTATATAACTGATATAGTAAATACTAGAAACGGAGTTTGGACTATTTCTTGTGAATTAGACCCTCTAGCTACATGGAAAAATGATATAAAAAGTACAACGGCTTTTGTATTATATTCAACAAGTAATTATAATACTGATTTAATTGACCCTAGATTATCAAGTGCTAAAGATACAATCATCAACACTAGTAATGCTAACTTATCATTTATCGCAACTCCTCAACCTAGATATATTATATCTTATGTAGGAACTCATTCAAATCCTTATGTGGCTGTTACTGACACACAACTTGCTAAAATTATGTCAAAAATGAGTGATAATGCTTTCGCGGAATTGTTTACTGATCCAAATAATGCTATTTCAAAAATGCTAACTGATACGGGTTCGTGTATTACTTCTTGCATATACAATCCTTGTACTATTGTTGGGGCTATTAGTGAAATTATATTCGCGGGTGGTTATAATACGGGAGTTGTAGGCAATGCGGTTAATCGTGATGCTACGGGAAGTGTTTCTATTACTATACCTTGGAATTTTAGCGATTTTAGAAATAGAAGTCAATTCACATCATTATTACTTTATCTACCGGCATATGGTTGGCTAGAGTTAAATGCCGATAATTTTCAAGGCAAAACAAGTATTAATATTAATATGACACTTGATAGTGTCGTTGGAGAAATTTGTTATATTGTCGAAAATCAAGCACGTTGTGTAGCTCAAATGGGTGTCCCTATTCAAGTCTCTACAGTTACACAAGGGAATCCTTTGGGTGCTATTGGTAACGTAGTCGCGGGAAGTATAGCGGGTTTGATGGGAAATTATGCAGGTGCAGGAGTTTCGGCTTTTAATGCAATAACCTCGGCTATAGGTACAAATGTTGGGTCGGTTGGTGGTAGCGGTGGTAACACTTCTTATATTTCTAAAAAAGATATAACACTTGTGTGTATTTCTCATAACACTAATGTTGACCCATCGAATATGACTACTAATTATGGTCGTCCTTGCAATAAAGTGGTATCATTGAGTGGTCTAAGTGGATATGTGCAAACAACGAACGCGAATGTGTCTACCTGGGCACCAAAACAATATAAAGATGAAATTGACGCATTGTTAAATGGAGGTGTTTATCTTGAGTAAAAACAAATATGGAAATGGGTTTACTGATTTAGTAAAAGGGTTCTTTCATCACAATCCTAAATCCGTAAACGATATGACTAATAACTCTTTCTTCTATTATCAATTTCAGTTGATGACTAAATTAAAAAGCGTTTTAACTGTTGATGGTTATCCGTCAAATTGGAATATTGATAATATGTGGGATGTTCTTTTAACAAATGGATATATACCTATTGTAAAAACTGACATAGGAACGTTAGCACTTGAGGGTGGATTTTATGGTCAAAATATGTATTATATGCCGACGAATGTTTTAGTTAATAACCCTGTGCTACGAACTATTGATGAAAAAATAGGCGAAAAAGGGGAACTATTATATATAAATTATGAATATAATAAATTTCAAGGGGTTATGTCGTTAATCAATAGATATGCTGTTTTACTTGCAAATATTGATTGTTCGTTAAATGTTTCATTATACAATTCACGAGTTGCTCATGTTTTTGAAGCTGAAACGGATGCACAAGTAAAATCTTTACAAAAAATGTATGACGATGTTTCACGAGGTAATCCCGCTGTATTTTTAAAAAAAGGGATGAAAGGTTTAAATAAAGATAATGACAGTGGTTATTTCTTAAATGTAAAAAATACCTACATCGGCAATGATTTATTGTTGACAAAAAGAAGTATTATGAATGAGTTTCTAACTGAAATTGGTATCAATAACGCTAACACGGATAAGAGAGAAAGGTTAAACAGCGATGAAGTTAATGCGAATAATAGCGAGGTGCGTTGTACTATCGTACGATTTATTGATTCGCTTAATGAGTGCGCTAAAAAAATCAATGAAAACCCTAATTTTGATGATATTACTAATCTTCATTTCTCTATTAATACAAGGGTAATAGATTCAATTAAACAAGAAATGGTGGTTGATAAAAATGTTTAGTTTTGCAAGTATTTGTCAATTATATACTTATGATGAGGTTTTTAAAGACATTGATATTAATGAAAAATTAGATAGAGACACATTAATTAATACAATAATGGATATTTGCGGAATGAATGAGCCTATATATCCGGAGATTGAAATTTTACAAATAAAGGTACAATACTTTTTCAAAAAACACAAAGAACAATTTGATAAGCTAGTTTATCTTTATTCTTTGAAATATGGAGAAGATTATAACCCAATTTGGAACAAAGACGGTACAAAAACACATATTGAGACTACTGTAAGAAGTAAAGATAATACTGTTGATGATACACACAGTAATTCTATTAATGATGCGGGAGAAGAAATTAACCAAGTTAGCGCTTTTGATAATCCTGGTTTTTCAAATGACAGTAAAACAAGTAATCATAATAATAGGAATGAAAACGGAAATAATACAACTAGAGGAAATGAAAAAGAAAATATTAAACTTACGACTGAAGATTACGAAAAAGGAAATATTGGTGTAACGACTACGGCTGATATGCTTAATCAAGAAATTGATTTACAATCATCATTTAATATATACGAGTTAATTGCTAGAATGTTTTTTGACGAGTTTTGTTTACATGTTGCTTATACTAATCAATTACCATATTAGAATGGAGGAATGACTATGGCTTTATATGATTATCCGCATACGGGAAATTATGACCAAGATTTAGGATTTTTAATTAAACAGTATAAAGATTTAATTGACGGTTACAAAGGACTAATTGATATTTACGCAAGATTTTTAGAAGAAATTGAAAAAAATATCAACGAATTGTTAGCAAGTGGAAAAATTACACTTGATGGTATTTACAATGAGGATGACACAAGCTTATCATTTGTATTTACTAATAATTTGACTAATCCACCAACAACAAAAATCTTATAAGGAGATAATAAAACATGAATAAATATATTGATAAATTTGAAATGAGTAGCGGAACTTATCTATTTAAAGATAGTGAGGGTCGTGAACTTATTAAACAAAATAAACAAGAACTTGATGCAACCGTTACACGTATTGATAAAGAATTACAAGATTTTATGACAAAAGTTGATGATAAATTCTCTAAACTTAAAGATAGAAAATTTATTCTTATGACGGATAGTTATGGGGTAGACGAAAGCGTGGGAGGATCTTCTTTTTCAACTTTACTTGAAAGTATGATACCTAAATCTATTTATGCTTATAATTGGAGTGTTGGTGGTGCTGGTTTTGGTTGGCCTTATGATAAGAGTGAAGCGTTCATTAATATTTTTAATAGTAATACTGCATCATGGACTCAAGATCAAAAGAATAGCATTACTGATTTATATGTTTTTGGAGGTGCGAACGACGGAAACATTCTACACGCTTCCATTGCCACTGAAAAGGAAATTAGAGATCGTTTAAGTGAATTTTTAATTAAAGTTAGAAGTGTGTTACCTAATTGTAAAATCCATCTTGGTTTTATTGGATGGTATCGAAAACTTGAACGTTTTCAATATTATAACACAGCATTCCATATTTGGATGGATGGAGACTGCGATTTTATTAATAATCTTAATTGGATCATGCACAATAAAGATTTTATAAATACTAGTGATAATATTCATCCTAATACAACAGCTAGTAAGTATCTTGCTAAATATATTTATAAGGCTATTCTTTATGGTTCAATTAATTATATTGAAACTTTTAGCGATAATACAGCGGTAGGATATAGTGGTTCTTATGGTTATAGCGTCACTATTGGACATGGTAGACCTTATTTTGAAATTCAATACGTCAATAATTTATGTACTATTTGTTTTCAAGCGACGGGAGACGACCAAAATTATATTGAGCTAGCTTGTACAAATCTAGGACAGCTAGGCCCTTATAAAAATACTCCTATGTTCCAAATTCAAAATACACCAGTAGGAGGCTATCCAATTCAAGGGTTAACAGTTCCAACAATCATTTACTACGAATCTACTTGGAATACGTTCCCCGTAAATTGGTTCTTGTATGATGGTTATATTAATTGGGGC